CAGGGATGATACTACCTAGGTTGGTTTGATTACCCACTCTTGCCTTATATTCTGCAGTTCCTTCTTCAAAAGGTTTTAAATCTGCACCTGTTTTTAATAAATCTAATAAAGTATCTCTTGTATCACTACCAAATTTGTCTCTCATACTAAATACATCTTGTTCAAAACCTAATCCAGCTCTATCTAAATCTCTTTGTGCAGTTTGCTCCATACCTCTTAAATTAAACAATTGATTTTCAAAATTACCTGATTGTGCGTCAATAGCTCTTTGTACTTGCCTATCTCTTCTGCCACTACCAGCAAATCCACCACCTTGACCTTCCTGCTGTGCTTCATATAGGTTAGTTAAATTCGATCTTCCTTGAGTTTGTTGCATACCAAAATTACGTTGTTGTTGCTGTACTCTAGCATTAACATCATCTTCTTGTAACCCTAAATTTCTTTGTGCAAATGCTTCTTTTGATAAATCATAGGGATCAAAATATTCTCCAAATTCATTCATTAATCCACGAGTATCATAACCATCTAAAATATCTGCATACTCAAAGCTAGGTGCAGTTGTGTCAAAAGCAGTCTTATATCCACCTGCATTTGCATCTGCAGATAAGTCTGTCATATAGCTTTCATTTGTTTGAGCTGTTAATAAAGGAGTTTGATTTGTAGGCATAATATATTCCTATCTTAGTTGTGCATAAGTTGATAAATCAGGCATAGGTATTGTTTGTGTATAAAAAGAATTAGACAATGATGGATTCATAGCTTGATTTAAAGCATTACTAGGTCTTCTTCCAAATTGTGTAAATTTAGATGGATCATAATAATCCCTAACCATATCTCCCGTAAAATCCATATTTTCAGAGAGTGCATAGGGGTTTGCTAATACACTTCCGCTTGTATTTTGAATACCACCTAAATTAAAATTATTATTAACAGGTGGCATATTACGACCTTTAGGGGCGTAATCAACATAAGATTTAGGAAACAATTGACCTGGTTCTAAACCACCAGTCATTGATATTGGTTGAGTTCCTCTTGTTTTATAATAACTTTCCATAGGATTAGGAAACAATTGACTTGGTGTTGGAGCTACTTGATTAGCTCTATCTAAAAAATTACTTGTTTGTTTTGTAACATCTTCAAAAAATTTAGTACCAGATAATACATATGTACTAAATGCATCACTTGATGCAGATTGTGGAATAGCTCCTATTAATGTTTCTCTTGCATCTTCACCTTCTTGATAGGCTTCTTTAAATTGTTTATTTAATAATTTACTTTCTACCATTGGGTCTTGCTTTACACTTTTAGCTCCTAAAAATTGAAAAAGACCAGAGGTAACACCCATTCCTAAGGCTAACTGAATAGGTGTATAAGTTCCACCACTTGCTGCATTTAATAAGAACGTTGCTGCTGCTGCTCCTGCTCTACCATAACCTTTTCTTTTATTAACTTTTTGTAAATTTTTTTGAGTCTTAAGTTGAGTAGCAGTATATTTACTTACTGTTTCATCTAAGTCTACTCTAAATTTTAGGTTAGCTGCTGTTGCCATTATGTTAAATCCTCCCAATTATTAGTTTTAGCTTCATCTATAGATATAAATTCATTATAGTATAGCTTTGTTCCCTTTTTTATATATAATCGTAAATTTTGATTAGGGGATAAAACATATACTTGTTCCTCATCATTCAATTGGTCAGGTGAAGGTGGCGTATTTAAAAACGCAACTTTACGTTGACCTAAATTTCTTAATCTTCTTTCTAATCTATCCACTTGTTACTCTCTTAAATAAAGCTCTATACTCTATTGATATGTCATTAATTTCTATTCCTGTAGTAGTACTAGTGGTTGTAGTATTTTCTATCTTAATTTTAATACTTTGAAACTCTATAGGAGAAGATACTATTGCTCTAAGTTTTTTCCAAGTAGAAGATATTTCCATATCACCACTCATTGCAACAAATGTATCTGAACCATCTATTGCATAAAATATTGGATTTGTTTGTACAGTATCACTTTTATAAGTAATAGTAACTGCATATAATTTTTTTGCTTTTGCAGGAACACCAAGATCAAAATCTTTTGTAGCTATAATAAATTTACCATTACCTACAGCTCTTGGATTATCAGACCATTCCTTTACCACTATATTATCACTAGAAGATTCCCATACTCTAGTTTCTAAACTTTCCCATGTAGAAGGAACTTTATCTATTGAAGGTTCAGTTCTAAGTTTATTAGAATATGCAACTAACATATTACCATTCCAATCAGTAACCATGTTAGACCTGTTTACACTATTATCAAATGCATCTGTCCCTTTAACAAATGATTGTGTTCTAAAATCATATATATAAACTGTACCACTATTAGTATTTGCAAATGAATCATTTAAAATAACTACATAATATTTTTTAGGATTATAACCTAATGATGTAGCTTTACTAAAAAATGATTCCCATTCAGATTCTTTTATTTTATTTCTAATTAAATTAGTTACATTACGACCATCATATAAAAATACTCCATATTCATTAGCCCACACAACTCCAAATTCTGTTTTAACAGATGCACTTGGGTGTGATATTCCACAAAAATCTTTTATATCTTCTAAGAACCAAGAAGATGATGCACCAGATATATTTAATATGTATAATCTTTTTTGTTTAAATGCTAATAATCTATCAGAAAATTCTTCTAACTTAACATATTCTTCTGAATCACCTTGAACTACATCTACAAAATAACTTCTTGGAAATGTATCAAACTTATTTACAGGACTATACATAATCCTATCTCTCATTTGAACTAACTCTCCATCATTATTTAATGTTTTTACATTAGCAACAAATGTTCTTTTGTTAGCAACTATAGAAGTTTTATAACCTTCTCCGTTACCACTAATAGTAATTTTAGTTTCATCAGGTGCAAAGCCATTTAGTATTTCATATGTTTCTAAATTTGGTCCATTAGATATTAATGCAGTATTACTAATCTTAGCTTCTGTATTGTCACTACCATTTTCCCATGGATTATATATGTTAGATAGTTTAGTTCTAGCACCATCTCTCATACTAATATCTGTAAATAAACCCCATGGGTCATCACTACCATTTTCTCTATAATAAATTCTTGCACCAGATAGTCTAGCTTCATATTCAGATTTAGCTCTTAACTCTATAGTCATAGTACTAAAATCAGCAGAAGGTGAAAAAGTATTAGCAGTAGATGGTATAAACAATAATGATTCTTGACCACTTTCATCATAAATAAAAGATAATGCAAATTGATATGTTTTAGCACTTCTCCATAAACCAGTATTAGCACTACCACTAGCTAATGTAAATTCAAATCCAGTGCCTGAGCTAGGATAGTTAGATGCATGTATAGTTAAATTACTAGGAACTGCTAATGTATTAGCTTTTGAAAGCCAATTATCAAATGTATCTACTGCATTAGTTCCATAAAAATGTGATCGTTTAATATATAAATATTTGTATGGTTGTAGCTGCTCTCCAAAAGCTCTATCTGCAACTCTTAATCCTTCGTTAGCATAATAAAATTCAGCTTGAAACATTTTTGTTAATACAGGAGTTCCACTTTCATTTGCATCTGTAGTTAATTCTCCAGAATGGTCTAAAGTAATAGTTAATGCAACTACATCTTTTACTTTTAATGATGCAAAATTATTGGGTGTATCAGCTACGCCAACTAATGATATAATATCACCTTTTCTAATACCACCAGTATTTCCACCACCTGCATCTAGGTCTAAAAATGAACCATCATCACGTACAATAGTATCAAGTGCTCCAGATGAACCTTGAGTAAATGCAAGTTTATTTGCACCTAAAGTTTCTTCTGTAACTGTTCCTAAGTTTATAGCTCCAGCAATAAAAGAATCATCTGTTAAACTATAAAGGTCAACTGTTCCTGTTAATCCATCTGCAACTGCTAACCAATTTTCTCCTGTATCTAAAGAACCAGAACCAGCTTCATGGTCAGATTCATATACAAATACTCCAGCACCTGCAGCTATTCCACCTGCTAGTGTTGATGGTACATGTTGATGTGCTATATTACCACCTAATGTTTTTATACTATTTCTTTGATCAAGAATAATATTATCTGCTAATGATAAAGCATTATCAGGAATATCTCTAGCATTAGTTGCATTAACTAAGCCACCTTCAAATCTATTTATGCTTATTAGAGCTTTTGGCATTTTTTACTTTCTTTTTCTTTTTTTTACCATAATGTTTTCTACGTTCTTGATTTGTATCTTTTATAGCTTTCATAATTACCTTCTCATACTTACTATTCTATTTAGAACATATACCTTGTCTCTTAAATTTATAATTTCTTCTTTATGTATTTCTAGTTGATGCCTTAATGAATTTAACTGTTCAAATTGTTGAAAATCAGCACTAATGGGACTGTCCTGTGAAGCCAACATATCAGATTGTATCTTTTCTATGTACATAGTATTGTTAGTTGAAGATGATTCTGTAGTTGACAGTCTGCTGTCGAGTTGTGAATATGCCCAAACAAAAAGTACAATTCCTGTAAGAACTTGAATTAAAAAACTGAGACTGAAGGACACTCCACTTTTTTCTTCAATTTTTGTCATTTAATTAACTCTCCATTTAGTGATGTTCTACCATCTTCTATTGTCATAACATTTAAATTAAAGAAACCATCCTTATATATATCTAGTATTGCCATATTATGTGTCCAGTTAGTAGACCTATTTTTTAAAAATTCTTTATTCATATCACATAAACATCCTAAAGAGTGTGCCATTTTTGCACCATCCAAGTGTGAAACAACACTTTTAAGTGCATCATGAGTATGTCCATAAACAATATTAACTCCCAAATTTTGTACATGAGACCTTGTATGGTTAATACCAGACCAGTGACCCCCATGATATGCATACAGTTTACTATTAAGAATTTTAAATTCAACACCATAATCATACCATTTGTAACCACGTTCTTTAATTCGTAATACATTTTTACTTCCATATTGTGTTAGATAAGGATTTTCTTCTACAAAATTATCAAACCAAATCTCATGATTGCCTTGTGCAAACAGTTTAGTTTTTACATTTGTTTTATCTAATATCTCATCTATCCTATCAAAATGTTTATTTACTTCCTTTACTTCTTTTACAATAGCAGGTAATTGGTACTCTAAAGGAGGTCTTCTCTTTTTTTTCCACATCCAATGTGAAACCGAATTTCCTTCAGCAATATCTCCTATACATAAAAAAGCAGATGGTTTAACTATCTCTAAAACTTTTAAAGCACAACTAAAAGCTTTTTCATCATGTAAGGGGAAATGTAGATCGGGAAAAATTACTACCTGTTCTACAGCCTTCATACATCTCTAAGCTCAAAGTGTGGTAAGTCATCAAAATTATTATCTTTTACTTCAGTATCCATATCCCAATCTCCACCCCATCTTATCTTTAAACCCATTTGAGATGCTATACCTACTACATATCCTGCAAAGTATGTAAACCTTTCTCTGTCATTCCAATTAATTGGATAAGGAGCTACATCAACTGCTTTACTAGGTGATTTATTATGGTTTCCATTAGGATATTTTAATTTAGACTTACCTTCTTTAAACGCTTTGTTTTGGTCTTCTTTTCCCCTATGTCCTTGTATTACACTACAATCAAAATGTTTAATTACTTCATTAAACAAATCCTACAATCTTGTATCACAAGTTTTTAGTCTTGATTTTGATCTACTACCAAACTTAGGCATTACTTTTCCTTAGTAAGAACACTCTCTAGCACTTCAGTTATTGTGCTCCATACTGCTCTTAAAATCTTTTCTTCTGTTTTTTCATTGATAATAGGGATATTAATATTTGCATTTAGCTTTTCAATAACCTGCTTTTCAACTTCTTCATCAGTAATATAACCAAGAATTAGTTTTCCTATATTCATACTCCAGCCTTTCTCTTTTGTTTACTACCACGACCATTACCTATCTTTGCTTCTATATAGTTTAATTGGTCAGTTACTTCATCATTAAGTTGTTGAAATTCATCTTTCATACTGTTCTTAGAATCTATTAACTTAATTATTATACTTTCAAGTCTATCTATTTTTTTAGTAAGTTCTCCAGTCATCCACTTAAATACTGTGAATAAAAGTACAGCAGCCAAACCTGCAAAGCCTAATTCAGCTATTCCTTCCATTCCATTCATTAATAATATCCAGTACTAACTTTTTTAGAATTAGTTCCTTTTTTATTACCTAATGACATTTTATTTTTTCCTTTACTTTTTTTCTTTACTATCTTCTTTTTTTTCTTTACTGTCATTACATCTCCCATCTTCACAACATTCGCTCAAAGCTTGTTTATACCCAATCAATTGATTTTGCTCTGCACTTAATGCTTGTATTTGTTGTGGTATTTCTTTTAATCGTTTATCAATATCTTCTTTTTTTAATGCCATGTTATCCTCTATTTTTTTTTAGATTTATTTCTTTTACTAATTGCTTTAGCTTTTTTCTTAGCATCAACTTATTAATACCCAAGTTTCATATGTAAACAAATTGGACAATGAGTTGGACTATGAGATGGGTCTGTTAGTTGAATAGAATGTAACTTAGTTTCTGCCTCTGAAAGCTTATAACTAATTAACTGAACTTCTTTTTCCATACTATTTACTGTAGTCAATAACCATCCACACATACCAATAATAATAAAAGATGCTCCTGTTAATACCATCTGTGTTAAATCCATATTTTTCACTAATACAATCTCCAATCACTTGCTAATTTTTGCCAATCTTTATACTTGGTTTTCTTTGTATCTTTTTTTACAGTTTCAAACTGCTCATGTGTATAACACCAAAGCCTTGTAGAGTCTTTATTAAACAAACCTATTGTATTATAAAAATGACCTG